GCGTTAAGTAAATACCCCTCGGCAGATCCCTCTAAGCTGGAGTACGTGCGGCGGGCAATACTTTCCAGATCGGCCATAACTTTATTGGCATCACCCATAGGGCCAACAGCAAGCCTTACCCGGCTGTTAAGGTCCGTCCAGGTATCGCTGTACTTGCGGATCTCGTTTATTGAGATACCCAAACCCAAGGCGGCAAAAGAACGCTGAACAATGTCAGAGGTTTGCGTAGCTTTCTTTTCAATTTCCTGAAGCTGCTGCTTAGTTTGCCGGGTAGCTTTACTGAGCGGCTCGGTATAACTGCCAGTTTTCAGGATCATGTCCAGCGTTAGCTGGCCAAGTGATTTACTCGACATGGGCCACCATTAGAAATAAAAAACCCCGGTGCGCTGCTAACGCCCGGGGCTGGAATTTGGTATTAAAAAACCCGCAGCGGGTTATAAAATTTTAATAAAAGAAACTATCTATCCAGCAAATATACCTGACTTACTCTCTACCGGTGATTCTGACAAGGTGTACTTACGTACTGTGTCGTTATCGTTAAACAGTATCGTCAGGGTTTTTGCTGTACCTGACGATGAACGGTAAGCCCAGGCAGTGTAAATAAAGTAGCATGAAAAATTACAGCTTGTTTTGGTGAAAACATACTTCCACATTTCCGAGCCGTCCGGATGAAATGTAGCATCCATTGGATCGCCAAATAGCTCTTTAACCTGCTGTTTGGTAGTCACACCAGAAATTAGTTTGTCTTCGATTGTTTCCTGGCTTTCAGCCTTGATTTGTTCGTTACCAACACTGCTACAGCCTACAAGAAACACAGCCAGCACAATGGATAGTAAAAGCTTCATATCATTTCCTTTTGATTAATGGAGCCTAAACTATACCCACTGTTCCATTGCCTCTTCAAGTGTTAATTCCCGCTCTTCCGGTTTGGTCCACAGCATAAAGTCATCCAACTGGCCTTTGCCGCCGTGCGTTTTGTTAAACTGCAGCATTTGGGCGGCGGCGATCCGCTCCTGCCTTAACTGCGGTGCTATGGGGCCATGCTGGCGGCGGAATGCCAACCAGCTAAGAAACTCGGAATAGCTGATGCGCTCTTTGGCTTCGGCTATTGTTCTGCCGCCGACTCCGGCGAGGACGAGCTCGTGCCAGACGGATTCGGCGGCGGTGAGTTTTTTACTTCACCTGCCAGATCGTTTACTTCGGCCACTACGGCCAGCAGCGCCATGCCAAGGCTCTGGCAAATTGGGCCCCGGGTTTCATTGCCTACCAGATCCGCAGCGGTGAAAATTGGCTTATTGTCCTTGTCGACAATGCTGGCAGCAATGCGCGCGGCCATTACGTTGTCGCGGAAATTCGGGGTCATGGTCTCGCTGGATAGCGTGGCGAATGACAACTTGCGCACATAAACCGTGGCTTTGTGCTTTTTGGTTTCACCGGCAGTGGTAGTAACCCATTCGATTTCGCGCTTCTCGGGCCGAGCCGGGGCAAAGGCCCCAAGCTCTTCCAGCGCGGCAATAGATAATTCCACGCGCTACCCCTTAAGTGCTTTTCTTAGTCCAGGAGCTGCCGCCAGAACGCTGAATAGTTACCTGAGTAGTAACTACAGTGTTTAAGGCGAAGTCGAACGGGAAGTCAGACACGTACCCTTCAAACTCATACCAGGTGCGGGTGGTTGGTAAGGTCAAGTTGCCACCGACATCAACTGTAGGTGGCGCAACACCATCTGACCAGCCGACAACCCATTTAACGATTTGCTCGGTTTGATCATTTGATTCAGACAGCTCGTGTAAGCGAACGTGCGAAGGTTCGCTTGGGTCGGCCTGAATTGTCAGTGATGCCTGGCCGGGTGTGCGCATGCCTTTTTTATACTTGCGGTCGAAATCTTCCAGCGCGGTGGTTTCGATTTGATCAGACGGCGCACCGCCCGGGTTAAACGCCGTAGCGCCTTTTACCTGGACAACGGAGTTATCTGCAGGATCGATAAAAAATACGTGTGTACCTTGGGTTAAAATTGACATTGCAATGTCTCCTACTGTGGCCGCCCAGCGGCGGATTTATCAATAATGGCTTTTAACCGCTTAGCAAAGCGGTCCATGATTTGGCTGATATTTTGCGGCAGCGCCGGGCGCAGGATCGGGCGGGCGGTAACACCGCGTACCTTGTAACCAAAGTTTTTTCCGGTGGCCGGATTAAACAGGTTTACCCGCTTGCCGGTAATTGAGCTTTTGCCGGTCGTAAAGGCATTGCGGCCAAACTCGATTAGCCGCCAGTACCAGGTATCGCCCCCTGGGTTGGTTTTGCTGCCGCCAGTTTCGTATGTTTGCCCGGCCCGACCTTTGCGGCGGTTTTCTTTGCTGTCGGCGTACTGGCGGGCGCCACCAAGGATCCCCACACTGGCCCCCACATCAAACTGCCCCGCGCCGGCTTGCCGAAGTTTGCGCCGGTTCATGGTCCGGATAGCAACGTTAGCAGCGATACTGCGAGTGGTTGACGCATCATCAACTTGCTGAGCAGATGCCCGCACCGAGTTACGTAACGGCAGCATGGCGCTGCGGGCTGCGGCCCGGTAAGCCTTTAACTGGCGCTTTGGATCCGTGGCCTGCAACTGCTTTAAGGCTTCATCTAAGCCTTTGATTCTGATCAGCGGATCCGGCATGGCTATAACCCCTTAGCGGTAATAGTGGCGGTAAACTCCACCACCAGTTCGTTACCATCCCACATGCCGCCCTCTGGGCCGGCTTCGCAGTCAATGGTTAATACTGAAATACCTGCCACGTTGCCGCTAAAGTTGTTTAGCGCACCGATGGCAGTTGATACCAGGCGCTTTGCTTGCACATAACTGGTAGCCCATAACTCAAAGCTCATATCGACAGTGGCAATATCCTGAAAGCTGCCATCCAGAAAACGTGGGCGATTAGGCTCGGATCCGGCATAAACGATTGCAGGCAACTGCCCGTTTTCGTCCCGCACTAATGGGGTAATGCGGCCGTCTAGCTCTGCTGCCAGGGTGGCGTTGCCGTTTAGGATTTGCACCACGGCGAATTCGGCTTTGTTATCAGTCATTGATCTTTTGCTCGGCAGTGATAAACAGCTCTTTGTTCAGACCGCTTGGGTTGTCGACTTTGGTCACGTTGAGCATGATGCCGTTATGCTCGACCAGCAGATCGGGTGAATACTCGATGCCGGGAATATAGCGGCAATGAAACACCACTTGCTGCGGCTGGAACATGCCGTTGGCGAGGCGCTTTTCGGCCTGTACTGCGGTGAGTATTTCGCAGCGAAACGGGGTGATTAATTCCGGCACCGAAATTTTTTGTCCTGATTCGTCGCGGCCGTTGCGGTTAACCCGGAACAGCTTGCGAATATGGCGTAACTTACCGGCGCGCATTAGCCAATCCTGACAAAGGTATAAGGGGCTAGTAGCGCATCTACGCCGTATGGCACGGTGCTGGTAATGGTACCGATAACCACGCCCTCACGGTTTGCATACAAGTGGCCAATTAGTAACAGCATGGCGGCCTGCGCATCCTCCGGGGTTTGTTCGTAACCCACTGCCAGCGTAATGGTTACACTTTCTGGCTCGGCAATTAGGGCTGGCCATTGGCTGCCAAACTTGGGCGCCAGTGTGGGCATAACCGGGCGGGTGTCGAGCCGCAGTTCTGCCGGGTTTATGTCTTGCGTTTGGCCGGTTGGGTCGACGTAACTAAAGCTGCTTACTTCGCGCACCGGGGTGTGCTGCAGCTCTAACTTGCCGGCGCCTGGTGGCAGGCTGTCGAGTACCAGTGTGATTTCTTTTGGCTCAAAGCAGGTGCCGGTTTTGTTTTCGGCGTAACGGTAGGCGGCTTTGATCAGGGTGCTGATTAGGGTGTCGTCTTCGTTATGCTCTTCGGCGTTACAGTGCTTTTTTGCTTGCGCTAGTGTGATCATCTTTGAGCCAAAAAAAAATGCCGGTGCTGTTAACACCGGCTAAGTTGCTGCCGGGAGTTGTTATTCTGCGCTTGGTAGCTTACTACCCATTACCGCTACCTTTACACCTTCAACCAAATGTTTGGCGCGATCGGCTGGGAAGCCGGCAACATCGCCACGGCTGTAACGGCTGTGCGGTTTGGTAAAGGTAACAACTACGTTTTTAGTTGAGGCGGCCTGGCCTTTGGCTTCGGCTTCAGCTTTAGCTGCGGCTTCGGCGGCGGCTTTTTCTTCGGCTGCTTTAGCTGCAGCCAGCTGCTCTGCCGTTTGGTTTGCTTTTGTCATGGTGGTGCCTTACTTAGTTATTAACGCGGGCGGCGGTTTAATGCCGCCCGGTTAGAGGGTTGATGGCTTGCTGTTACCAGGTAACAGCGGTACCCAGTGCTAAACCTTCAACGTGGCGGAAGCCTACGTCGTGAGAGGCAACTACACGGATTAACGACTGGTTGCGGGCATAGGCTGATACCAGGTTGCCGCCTGCGTCTTTGTAGGTGGCTTCGCGGCTGAAATCGATGGTCATGTTGTCCATTTCACCGATGATGACGTCGTTCCAGTCGGCAAAGTAGATTTCAGACTCGTTGGTGCCGACGCCCAGGTTTACCGGAATAGTGGTGCTGTGGAAGATTGGGTAACCTTTCAGCATGACCTGATCCATTTCTGGATAAACTTTATTGCCGTTACCATCGCGCAAGCCCAATAATTTAATGTAGCTGCGCGGCGACAGAGCCCAGCCCGGACGGATCAGTAAGCTGTCGGACTGAATCAGCATCAGGATCAACTGATCCAGATAGGCGTCAATGGTTGCCAGAGTGGCGGTGCCGGTCCAAGCCAAGGTGCGAGTTGCATCAGTGGCGGTTTTCTTAAAGCCTTTTGGCGTAGAGCTGGTGCCATCGTCACGTAAAAACGCTTTATCTTCACGCACTGCCATGGCGCCCAGAATATCGTTAAGCACTAACTGCTCAACCTGGAAGCCGGCACGACCAATCAGCTGGTTGCTCATAGGCACCAGGGTGATCATTTCTTTGGCATTCAGTTTAACGTCGTCGGATTCGGCTTCAGTTGCCACCACGTCGCTACCCTCGCCCACGTAACCTGCTGTTGCACCCGACGCCAGGCGCGGCAGTGATAAGTTACCGTTTGGCAGCGGTACTGATTGCGCACCTAAGCGGCGAACCACGGTACGGGCGCGCAGCAGTTCAATCACTTCGCTGTGGATGTTTTGTGGTACCAGAGCACCGCCAGAACCGGCTGAGGTTTCGATGGCCATAGCCACTTCATTATCACCAATTTCGCTGCGGGCAAATTTGGCAGCATCGGCCATATCACCTTTTGACGCGCCAATAGCCATAACGATACGGGCTACTTTGGCGCCCAAGTATTGCTTAGGCTCTTGCTTAACCTGCACCGCCGGCGCCTGGGTACCAAAAGCCGCGACTTGTGTCGCCGTTGCCGCGGCCATTTGCTCAGCCGATTCCAGCCGGCTTAATTGTTCGCCCAGTTGCTTAAATTCAGCAGACAGGGTGTCGAATTCAGTTAACTGCTCGGCAGATAACTGGCCATCGGTTTGTTCTACAGTTGCCAGCGCCTGGATCTTGGCGTTAATTTCAGCGCGCTTGCGGCGGAGTTCTACAATTTTAGACATGGTGTTTCACCTTTTTTGGTTACAAAAAAAGCGCCATCTGGCGCTTGAGTTATGCTGCCCCGCCGCGTGGCTAGAGCTGCAGATTAGTGTTAATAGCAGCAGCCTGAGCACGAATACTGCGGCCGCTGGTTTTGGTTACATAGCTTTGGGCGATGCGGTTAATGGCGTCTTGTGCCGGGGCGATTTCGTCAATCAGCTTTAATTCCAGCGCTTCTTGTGGGCTGAATAGCCGGGCTTGGGTGTCGATAACCGCCTGCGGTTTTAATTTGCGGTAACTGGCCACTGAGCTAACAAACATGTCGTAAGCCTGATCCAGGCGTTTATTAATTTCTGCCACGGCCTGATCGGTAATTTCTTCGTGTGGCGACATGTCGTTTTTATGAGCGCCGCGGAAAAAGGTGTTGTACTTAATGCCTACCTCGGCCTCCCACTTGCTGACCTCGTAGGTTTCGATAATGACGCCAATACTGCCCACGCCGGCAGTTGGGCTGGCGATAATGCGACTGCATGCTGATGCCAAATAATAACCTGCGCTGTAAGCGGCAAAGTTGACGATGGCGGTAATGGGTTTGATTTTAGTGCAGGCGCGGATAAATTCTGCCAGTTCGTGGCAGCCGATGGCTTGGCCGCCGCCGGTATGGAAGTCGAGCACTACTTCTTTTACCAGCTCGTGGTTAATGGCGCCGGTAATTTGGCTGCGCAGTTTTTCATACGAAAGCAGCTCTTCACAGGTGGCGGTAATTTGCCCGGCCTTGGCTACCAGAATGCCGTGCACCGGGATAACCGCGATGTTGCCGCTAATTACTACACCGCGCAGCTGGCGTTCGCTGTCGCTGCCCATGCTTATTGAGTTAGCAAATTCAGCAGCCAGTTCAACATCAGCTACGGCGCGGCCCAACAGGCGCGGCTCTAACACTGCTTTTACGGCGGTAACCAATTCGGGTGTGGCATACAGCGGCGCACCGAATACCATAGCCGCAATATGCGGGAAGTTGATCATACGCGACATAGTATTTCCTCGATGTCTTTTAGTTGTTGCTCGGTGGCGTTATGTGAGTTTTTCATATTGGCTGAATCAACCATATTCAAAGGCGTTAGGTAACGATCGCCACCGGAAATAGGCGGCATGTTTTCCAGCCGGCGTATGTCGTTAACCGACAGCCAGCCCCAGTTGCGGCCAATGGCGTAGGCTTCGTAGCGGGACTTTTGATCGCCGCGCAGCAGGCCTGAGATATTAAATTCGATGTAGTATTCGCTGCGCTCATCCGGCAGCAGCAGGTCGCGCATCATTGCGGCTTCGTGCCGCTTTACCCATGGCAACAGCGTGTAAATAACGTACTGCAGGCCCTGGTGCTCGATGTTAGAGAATGTCGATTTATCAAGCTGCTGGATCATGTGCGGCGGTATTTTGTAAAGCCGGCAAATTTCGATTACGCCAAAGCCGCGGCTTTCGATAAGCTGAGCTTTCTCGTTGTCCATCGACAGCTGTTTGTACTGCATGCCCTCTTGCAGTAGAGCCACACTAAAGGCATTGCGCAGGCCGCCGCCGTGGCGCTCGGTAAACTTGTTTAGCAGGCCGTCGACTTTTGCTTGGTCGGTAATTGGCGGTGCTTCGCGCGGCCGTTCGATAACGCCAGACATGGTAGCGCCGCGCTGGAATACTGCCGCCGCGTGTTGTTCGGTGGCGATGCTTAGGCCGATGGTGTCGGCATTGGTTTGCAGCGGAGATAGGCCCACATAACCATCGAGGCTGAAATACTTGATATGGTGAACCATGTGCATTGGCACGGTTTCGTTGTAATCGAGCAGCCGGTAATACGGCAGACCGTCATTACCCTTTAGCACCTTAACCTTTTTAAAGTTAATCGGGATCAGCTCTTGCGGATAGCCGTAGCTGTCGCGCTCAATCAAAGCTATATGGTTACCATCAATACCCAGTGAACCTTGAGCCTGCTCGTAGTATTCAAAGTTGGTATCTTTGCGGTTTGGGGTGCTATGGATCAGTTTGTATACCGGATGATCCGTGGCTCGTTCGCGGCCGCCATCGGCAGTACGGCGATAAAGTTCGCACGGCAGCTGAGCAATGCTCTCGGCCAGCAAGGTTACGCAGGCACGAAACGCAGCAACGCCCATTGCAGATTCTGTATTTACCATTACGCCGGCACTGCTTTGACGGCTGGCCATTGAGCTGATCCAGCTGGTAAAGTTTTGGCGCGCAGTTACGCCTTTATCGGTGCCGAACAGGTTAGGTAAAAACATTAGCTATCTGCCTTAGTTTGTTTTCGCATAGCTTGCTGTAGCGACAGTTGCCGGGCATAGACGTAGCTGGCAAACAGGCAAAACAGGCCGATGCAGATATAGCCAGCTGCAGGATGCAGCAACCACACGCCCAGGCTTACAAGGCCAGCGCCTATCAGGCCCAGCACAAACAGAAACAGTTGAATTAACATAGTACGTCCGAGGTGTCGTAAATTGATTGTGGCTGCTCAGTCATGCCGCTAACCACTGCGCGGCCCATTGCCATTAGGCCGGCAATGATGCCATCTATCTTGTTTTCTTCCCGCTCTTTGCGTGGGTATAAGTTGTCTTTAGCATCGACTTTGGCAACAACGTTGCTTGCCATCCAGGTGAGTACCGGATCGCCATTGTGCCGGAACCTGCCGCTGGTGATGGCCGCTTCCCATTCCCGCATTGCCGGGCTCATGTTTTGCACTGTGTTGCGGAATTCGACTACGTTCGCACCATCGCTCATTAACTGATGCGCAAGCTGTGTGGCTCGCCACGGGTCGTATGGCAATTCGGTTATTTCCAGCAAACCTGCCAGATCCTTTATATCTTCGCGGATCTGATCGAAGTCGATTTCGTCACCGTCCATTAAGGTAATGTGGCCGGAGTTCACCCAGGTTTCGTAAGCGGCTCTGTTGTTACCTGCCCGCTGTAACGCCCCCTCTGGCAGATAGCTGCGGGTGAAATATGTCCACCTGGTTCGGCCGCTTTCAAGCGTGCCTTTAAACAAAAACCCCAGTGAACAGATATCCGTTTTGCTGGCTAAGTCGACCGAAAGCCAGCACGGCTTACCGTAGAACTGTTCCAGGGCAAGTGATGGATCACCGCATTTGTGCCAGTCGGCCATGTTTAGCCAAGTGCTTCTGGCCGATACCCACACGTTTAAGTGTTTGGTTAAAAAGGCGTTGGTGCGGCTTGGGTACCTGATGGCATCACGCTGCTGTTTTAGCAGGTAATCGACGCCTACCGATACCCCTAAATTGGGGTTGGCTTTTTTCAACACAGCAGGATCCTGCCAGTCGTCGCCAACGTCTATGCCGTAGATGATCCCGAACATTTCTTCGTTCGGCATTACGCCATCCAGCATTTGCTGCACCTGGCGGCGTTTGTCGTAACAAGGGCCAGCCAGATTAAAGCCCGAGGTGGTGATTATAAACATCAACGCCTGTTCGCGGGCGCCCATACCAGTCAGCATGGTTTCATACTGATCCGGAGCGTCATGCTCGTGGAACTCGTCAATAATCGCGCAGCTGGGCGAACTACCATCGCCCGGGTTACCAATCAGCGGTTCAAACCGGCTGCCATCAGCTGGGATGCTGATGTTCTTTGCCATGATTTCTATGCCAGCAAAACTGGTTAGCTCTGGCGTTTTCTCCAGCATTAACTTAGCTGGCCGGAAAACCTCCCAGGCTTGTTTCTCTGTGGTAGCACCACAGTAAACCTCGGCGCCAAATTCACCATCGGCGCAAAGCATATACAGACCAACGCCGGCAGCGATTACTGATTTGCCGTTCTTCCGCGGGATCTCACAGTACGCCTCAGTGAAACGGCGGTAACCAGTTTTCTTGTGAACCCAGCCAAAGACGCAGCTAAAGATAAACTTTTGCCAAGGCTCCAGCTTTATGCGTTCGCGTTCCCGCGCCCACTTGCCTTTTGTGTGCGGCAGCAGCTGCACAAATTCACATACCTGCTCTGCCGTATCGCGGCAGAACTTATACTTAAACGCTCTGGTTTCTGATTTCTTCAGATCATCCAGATGCCGTTTACAGGCTTGCTTTACTTCCTTGCAGGCGTCGATCCGGCCAGACACTACATCGCGCGCATACTTGTTTGCTGCGTTGACATTCGGATAACTGGCCATTGAGTAACATCACTATTTCCCGCCCTTCTTTTTCAGCAGTGCTGCAAAGGGGTTCTCTTGTGGATCGTCGCCGCCACCACCAAGTCGGACTCTGCTGGCAGGGTCTAAACCCAGCGCCGCGCCGAACGATGAAAGCTGCTTTAACGATTCGTTGATAACTGTTGCAGCCGGGTTCTTTACCGGCCCACCTGTTGCACCGGTTACTACCGGCCCATCTTTGGCGTATTCAAATTCAGCATCACGCCAACGGCCATAGGCCGCACAGAACGCTTCGAGGTTGTGTAAATCTGTGCCGGTAAGGATCCGGTTTTTGGTTAACCAGGGGGCCAACTTGCCCCAGGCCTCTTTGCCATCACCCGGGATCCACTCAGGGCACTCCGGAATGTGCTGCAGCACTTCGCCCTTTGGCTCGTCCTGGTTAATCGCTCGCTTGCCGGCATTGCCTTGCACCAGCTTTAGCTGAGTGGGCTTTGGCTTGCGACCGCTACGACTGGTACCGGCCATGCGCCCTCCGATTTAATTTTATATTTCGC